TCAACTGTTAAATTGTGGTCATCTTGTTCTGTCTTTTGAACTTTATATTTTTTATTTCCTTTAGTAGTTAATTTTAATCCTGAGTCTTCAACCATTTCTTTTTCTTTACCATTAACAAAATCATCAACTGCTCTATGTAAAGCTTGTTCATTAGGGTCAATCTTTTTAAGTCCTCTTAATGTACCACCTAAAACAAATCCTGCACCTACAGCAATCGCAAAATCATCTATATCTAATGTAGGATTTTCTTGCATTAAAATTGTTTCAATAGCTGCGTTTGTTGCACCTGCTGCAAATCCTGCTCGAATAATTCTAGTTAATCTACTGGCTTTGTTCATTATAATTGCAGGGGCTAAAATTCCTTCACTTGCAATCGCTGCACCCCAAGCAACAGGGTCTAATACGGCTGCTAAAAGTCTTGCTGTAATTCCTGTAGCAATACCTTTAGACATTAAAATTTGTTCTCGTTCTTGTATTTCAATTAATTTATTTTTTAATTGATAGAGTTCTGGTAAAGTTTTTCCATCTTTATTAAACAATAACATTTCATGGTATTCTTCATTAACACCTTTAATTAAATCTTCTTTTTGTTCTTTAGTTGGTAAAAAATCTGTTACATGAAAATCGTGATTAGGAAGGTCTTCCCTGTTTGCCATTTTGTAAACATTGTTTGCTATCCATTCACTATCAATTGCTGCTTTACTAATATCTCCAATACTATATTTTTCAGATAAAAGTTTTTGTGCTTCTAAATTTTGATTATCAATAATACTTTGGTCTTGGTCTGAAATAACATCATACGTGCCTTCGACCAATGGCGACACAAAAGAAGGATTTTTATGTCCTGCTAAAGGGTCATACTTTTCAATCTCTTTTCTATCGTTTTCAATTTTGTTTCTTAACTCTTCTGAACTATTAAATAAAAATTCATCTTTTTTAACTGAAAATTGGTCTACAGGTTTTTCACCTGGAATTGTATCTTCAGTTTCTAATCCTGTTACATTAACACCATCTAAAGTTTCTCCGACTTGATTTATTACTTCAGAAACACCTTCAGCTTCTTGACTTGATAATACATTTTCTATTGCACTTTGAGCTTCATCACTCAAGATTCCTGTTGATGTTCCGTCTTCAATACTTTTTTTTAGCGTCCCTGAACTCCATAGCAATTGAGCTTCATCAAGTCTTCGGCTTGTATATCTATCACCAAAGTTTAATAAATTTTTATATGCACCTACCCAATCACCACCTGTAGTTTGTTTCCAAAAGTTAGGTGTTCTACTTTCTAAATCTCCATATTGAAAAGCTACTGAAGTTAATACTGTAGCTTGTTCTGTTGGTAAATCATCAAAGTTAGTCCCAGTTGTATTTTGCCATTTAGTTTTAAGTTTAGCTAATTCTGTACTCTTAGCGAACTCATTAATTATTTTAGCTTGGTCGTCACTTACTTTTAATTTTGGTGCAATTTCTGACGCTTCTACACCTGTAAATCCTAAAAAAGGTTTTAACAATTCAATAATTTCTTCAGGTAAGCCTTTTAAATCACTTTCTTTTCTAGCACCTAAATCAAAACCACTAGCAATTGTTACACCAGATTTAGAGTTTTCTGCGTCAGGAACATAGCCTGTTGTTTCAAACCCTTCTTGTTCTAAAATAAAATCCCAATTTATATTACTCATCTTTTCCCTCTACTTTATTAATTTTTCCTTTATAATTCTTTGCTGCATTTTCAGGTTTCATGTGACTTCTATACATCACAGTTTCTCCCATGTATGAGCCTTCATATAAATATGTTCCAGTCCATTTGCCATTGTAAGTAACTTTACTTACTCTTTTTACAGCAAACATATCAGGAAGTATCATAACGACTGGAATTGTTTTAACATCAATTTTCTTAGCGTCTACTACTTCACCTTTTGCATTCTTAATTTTCTTTTGCATTCCATCACTCGCTTCAATAGTTTTTTCACTAAGTTCGAAATTAATTTCAGCCCCAGCATTCATACCATCTAAAGTTTCGACTACACCGTCCATATCAAATTTTAAAGATTTGTTTAAATTTTCTTCTTTTATCATACTAGCAATACTACTATCTCCACTACGGAATACTTGTGATTTTTTGAAAGCATAAACTTTTCCATTAGCTACTACAGGAATACCTGTTGCTCTTTCAACAACTACAAATAATCCACCTTCAGAGTATGGTGCTAATACTAAATCCTCTGCGTCATATATAGTTATTTTATTATCGTGTAATTCTTTTGCAACTTTTTCTGAAATCCATTTAGACCTTTTAGTTATTTCTTCAGAAGTAACATTCATAGGAAACATTCTTTTATTATATAATTGACCGTCAACTTTAATATAAGAATTTCCAACCATTTTAACTGCTGATTCCATTGCACTATCTAAAGTACCAACACCTGTAGACATTAAAATTTTAGTTAATCTAATAGCTTCATTAACTTGAATATTGGCGTCTGTTCCTTCCCAATCAAAGAAACTATTAAATTGATTTACAACGTTTGTACGTATTGTGTCACTATATTCTTCAAATATTTTTGAACTTCCAGTAGGAGTGTTAATTAATTGCCAAGCTTTTGCTACAGCTTCTTGTGGCTCTCTGCCACCAACTGTTTCTAATAAATAAACTGTTTCATAAAATAATTCAGCCTTACCTGTTAGATAATCAGCATTTGGATTATTGTCTTGTCCTAAGAATTTTAATTTTTTAAATAATTTATATCCTTCTAAAAACTCAGGAACGGACTCTACTTGGAAAGCACTAGCATTATTAATAACACCTAATCCTTTATCTAAAGTGTCTTGCCATTGATAAAATTTTGTACCATTTGCTCTTGTTAATTTTGCAATTTCACTTGTTATCATTAACTCTTTAGGAAATTCATTTCCGTGAACACTATTTCCAGGGTGTGAGTAATAGTCTTTTTCCATTTCAGTAACTTTTCCAACAATAGCTTTGTAAACATTATTCCACCCATTTAATTTTTCTTCTTTACTAAAGCTGTGTGTACTGCCATCTACGCTTTCATATAATTCATCTTCAATTTTACCTTCTACAATAGCTGTAGTAGCATTTGCACCTTTTAAAAGTTTGTTTCTTTTAGTTACAATGTCAGCTAAAATCTTAACAGCTTTCTCTCTATATTTAATATCGTCTCTAAATGCTGGAATTGATTTTGACCTTTTAGTTGTTAACATTTTAGTAATCGTAACTAAATCTTTAGGGTCACTTGTAATTTTAATTTGGTCTTCTAAGAAATCGATAACCATTTCATTAGCAACATCTGGTGGAAGAAATTGTTTTGTACTTTCAAACCAAGATATTTTACCAAAGTCAGAATAGTCACCACCTGTTCCCATTATAACGTCCCATCTAGTTTCCCAATCTAAGCCATTAGTTTTATTCCAAACGTCAGCTAAATGAGTAAACTTAGCACTTTTCTTTTGATTGAATTGGTGTTGAGCGTCACCTTCTAATTTTTTACCTTGAAACTCTAATTTAATTTTATCGAATGCTTCAGTATATGCACGTACATACGAATTAGATTTATCAGAGAAATTTCTTTGTAAATTATTAAACTCATTATCTAAATCAATTGTATGCCATAAACTATCATCTGTACCTATTTGTGTGTAAATACTTTCTGTAATTTTATTTCCATCATCTAAAGCGTGTGCTAAACCAAAATTAACATCTATAACAGAATTAGCCCAACGTTTTTTCAACGGTGCAATTCTAGGGTCATCTTTATCAATTAACTTTTGAATTTCATCAGGGTCAGTTATCCCTTGACTTTTAAGAGTGTCAAAAGTTTTTTGAGCGTCTTTCATTTCTTGATTAGCTGCAACTTTTGAATAATCTGTAACTGTCTCAGAAAATTTTGCTAGTGCGTCTGAAATTTCTCCAAGTTCTGTTTTTCTAGGAACTGAAGGTTTTCCACCTGACGTACTTTGATAGTACACATTTTTTGTTGGGGAAGTATATGTTGCCATTATGTATATGTCTTTCCTGTTAGTTTAGAAGTACCTTTCATTGTTGCTACATCTTTCTCATAGCCATAACCTGCATTAGCGATATTAATTGCTAAGCCAAGTTTACTTGGTTCATAAGGCACTGGTAAATCATTTATTACCCTTTCATAAGCACCAAAAGCTTCAATTTCTTTTCTATTTAATTCTACTAAGTCTCTAGTCATCTTAGCGTCATTATCTACAAAGACATAATTAAAGTCTGTGCCTACGTCTCTTCTAATTGCT